GTTTGCCGTCAGTCCGCCCGCCAGCGCCTCGGCGGTGTCCCAATCCGCGCCCTCCCGAATTTCGTAGCAGTGGAAGTCCAGGTCGGGGCAGGCGTCCCATGCGAATGTGAGCACGGTGCCATCGCACCGCGCCGTGAAGCCCGTCACGTCCGAAGGCGGCGCGTCCTTGCCGAGCACCTCCATTTCGGCGTATGCCGGCGGGGTCACGCGCCCGTCGCGCATCTGGGCCGTCACGCTGAACTCAATGCGGCACGGCGCGTCAATCGGGGCAATCTCCACGAAGCACTGGCTCGTCGCGGGCATGTCGATCCAGTTGTTGCTGAACACCCGCTTTTCGGTAACTCGCGGCCGCAGGTCGTTTCCCTCCAGCGGCCCGACTTCCTCCAGTGTCTCCGCGTCCAACTCCACCGGCCTCTCCCTGCCGATTCTGTAGGACGGCATGAACAGCACCTGCTCCGTGCCGGGCACCCAGCCGGCCATGACGCCCACGCGCAGGCCCTTTTTGTCCCTGTAGAGGTATTCCTTCAGGGCCAGCCCCTTGGGGGGGTATAGCGGCCTCGGCAGGAAGTCCCCGCCCGTCCACGCCACGCGGTCCGTGAACTCCACGCCCTGCTCGGCCCACGCCCATTTCTCATGCACGTACTCAAGCGCGGTGACTGCGTACTCCCCCTCGTCCTGCATCGAGACCGCCAGCACGCGCCACAGCGTCGGCGCGGTGCTCTCGCCGGCAAGCATCCAGACCGCGCCCTCGGCCGTGCCGACGTCCGTCTGGAACAGCGTAAGCGTGTCCGTCGCGCCGGCGGCGGTTATCACCTGCCCCTCGACTATGCGGCCCTCCGCCATCGTAAGGATAAGGTTGTGGCTGCCCTCGTCGAGTTCAACCTCCCTGTCCAGGGTTATGACGTTGCCGGCGTGTCCCTTGACCCTGCCGCCCCACTGCTTCCCCACGCGCTTGGGGTCCATCACCGCCACAATGTCGCCGGGGCGGAGCTGCGCCCCCTCCATTCCCACGCCGAATGAAACGGTCTCGGTCTGGTGGTTCTCGGTGAACAGGGCAAGCCGCGCCTCGCGGAGCGCCTGCCCCCTGCTGGTGCATCCAAACGCCACTCGCTCCAGCGGGAACCTGAAGCCCAGCTCCTCTATGCGGTCGTCCATCTCAAAGAGCTCGGGCTCCATCTTGCAACTGTTCTCGGGGTTGCTCCACTGCACCACGGCGGCATTGTGCCTTGCGCGTCTGCCGGTGGCGGAATAGACGAACTCGCCTCCCTTGACGTTGGAAGGCGTAAAGAGGAAGCTTGGCCCGTCGGGCCTGTCCTGCGCCGCGAACACGGCACCGGCCGCCCAGTAGGTCATCGCGTGGAACGCGGAGGCTATAAGCTGCACAATCTTTGCCGCCTCCTCCTGCGTCTGGATGTAGCAGTTCAGGGTGAACCGCGGCTCCATTATGTCGGCTCCGTTTTTGTCCTTGCGTCCGCTCGGCACAGGCTCGTCGCAGTAGCGGCCTATGCGGTACAGCTCCCACTTGTCCACGTATTCGGGCTTGACCCAATCGCCAAGGCCGTATCGGCTCTCCGTCAGCAGGTCGTAGAGGCACCACGCGGGGTTGTTGGACCACGCCGGCTTGAACGAGCCGTCCCAGTCGCCCGTGTATGTGCGCGTCTTTGGGTCGTAGTTGGAGGGCACCTTGATTATGAGGCCCTTCACGCGGAACGATATGGTCGGCATGTTCCCGAACTGCGAGGCGTCGGCCTCTATCGCAACCAGCGCGACGCCGGGGTAGGTGAGCTTCTTGTTCTTGATTATGGTTATGCCGTCGAAGTTGGTGTCGCGGTAGTGCTTGGTTTTGTCGCCGGACGCGGGGTCGGCGCTGTCCTCCGTCGCCCGCGAGACCCTGACCTGGAAACTGGTGCAGCCGTGCCCCGGGCCGAACATGTCGTCCAGCTTGACGCGGACGCTCCACTCGTACCTCGACGAGGCCTTGCCGGTCTTGGCGAAGGGGCTTATGAACTTGCCCGCCGGCGCTCCGGTTTCAGCCGCCCACTGGTCGCGCAGCCGCCGTCCGACGTCCACCCATATTTCGTTGCCCTGCTGGTCAACGGGCCACGGCGCGGGGTCGGGGCGGCGGCCGCGCATCTCCACCCTCAGTTCAACGGTCGACGCCTCCACACTGTAGTCCGCCTTCTGCACGTACAGCGAATCCAGCGAGAAGCGCAGGCTCACCTCGTCCGCGTCCGTGGCTGTAAAGTGCACCGTGCGCGGCCCGGGCCAGCTCCCATAGTTCGGGTCAGTCGGGTGCGCGGTCTTCTTTGTGACCGCGCCGAAGTTGCCCTCGCCGACCGGCTCCGCGCTCAGGAAAAAGTTCTCTATGTGCGTCTGGTCCGGCTTGCCGAGGCGGTAGTGGACCGTGATGTTGTGGAAGTTGTAGCAGACCTTCTCCTTCGGGCTGCCGCTCCCGTCCACGCCGTCCGGCTCCGCGAACTCTATCGGGGTGCCGTTGGCGCAGATGCAGCGCAGCGCGTGTTTGGGGTCTGGGTCAGACCAGCCCTCTATCGGCCCCTCGCAGAGCGCGTGGAGTATGTGCGCCCGCGCCGTGCTCACGAGCGTGTCCGCCGCAACGTGCGGGGTCTGCGCCCCGCCGCCTCCGTTTTTGCCGCTTCCCATGCCTAGTCCCCTCCGACTTCCGCGATTACTTCAGGGTGTATGAAGTTGCCGCCGCTCCCGCTTCCGCGCTTCGGCCTGTCGCTGTGGTCAACCATCGCGGATATGATCGCGGAGCCAATCTCGACCTCGCCGTAGCAAATCTGAATCGGGTGGTTCTGCGCCGTGGTGTTCACCGGGCCGCCGAACAGCTTGCTGGGGTCGTTCTGCGGCGGCTCGTTGGGCTTCCCCTGGCTCGGCGACGGGGCTATCATGGAGTACACGCCGCCTATGGCCATGCTCAGGCCGGCGGCCATCATGGAGCTGCCTATCTTGGCGATGACCAGTGAGCCGCCGCCCGTATAGTTCGCCAAGGCGTAGCCGGCCACCATGAGCACCGCGCCGGCGATTATTGTCGCCCCCTCGCTCTTCGCCCCCTCGACGACCGGCACAATGTGGATGTCCCTGCCGCCGGTGCCAAGGTGCAGCCCCTCCAGCGGCAGGGAGGCGTCACCGGCCAGCACCGTGTAATGTGCCCCCGGCTTGGACAGTTCCTCCCTGAAGCCGTCGCGCAGGGCACAGAGCGCCCTTATCGCCTCCCCCGCGCTGGAGATGTGCAGCCGGAACTCTTTGCCGAACATGTCCCCAAGCGGCCCGTGCAGAAAGACGCTTGTAGCCTCCGCGCTCATACATTCCCCCCGTATCTCAAAACATGCGTGGTCGCCTTCCGCCAGAAGTCCCCGTACACGGCTATGCAGGACAGCCGCCCGTCGATGTGGTGCAGTATGAGGCCGTCCCCCAGGTAGACCGCGCCGTGGTTCGGCACTGGGCTGTGTATCTGCATGAGCAGCACGTCGTTTGCCCTTGGCGCGTCGCTGGCAATGGAAAAGCCCGCTTTTTCGTAGTTCTCCAGATACAGGCTGGCGCCGCGCTCCCACCATTCAGGCTCGCGCACGAAGTCGGGCAGGGCAACGCCCAGACGCTTGAAGTAGTCGCGGACAATGCCGTAGCAGTCGTCCCCGCCGTGTTGGAACTGCCTCCCAAGCAGCGGCCTCGCGCTGGCCTTGTCCTGCGGCAGGTACTCCGCCCACTCCATCGAGGGCACGGACATGATGACCCACGGCAGCCCCCAAGCCTCCATTGCCACAACGTCGGCGCCGCTCGGCAGCGGCGGCGCGTCAATGTGGGAGTGGAACACGCCCCTTATCTCGCCCAGCCTCTCGGCCTCCAGCCACTCGCCGGGCGATATTCTGAACCCGTCCGCAGTGCCCGTGCCGCAGGGCTTGAAAGTCACCGCGCCGCTTAGAACGTCGGCTATCCAGAAGCCGCTGGCCTCGTTTGGGTAGCACTCGTTGGCGTGGACTGTGGCGGCCTCGATGGGGAACATGATACTTAATTCCCTGCCGTCGGAGGGGTCTGTCACTCTCAGCAGCACGTTGTTGTCCATGGCCCCTCCCTAATACCGTGCTATCAGGCCGCAGCCGGGGAAGCCGCCGAAGTGAAGCTCCTTGCCCACGCCGAAGCGCAGTTCGCATGATTTAAGCCGCTTGCCGCACTTGTCCTTGGCCTCCGTGGTCGCCTTGTCCTTTTCGTCGTAATAGTTCCTGCCCGTGTAGTTGCACAGCGGCCCCCTGTACTCGTGCGGGCAGTAGTTGGCGTTGTAGTTGCGCTTGGGGAGCTTCTGCCCCTCCAGGTCGAGGGCGGACGCAAGCTCGAATTTGATGTACTCGGACGTCTCCTCCGCCTTGCGCTCGAAGATGTAAATCTCCTTCGGGAACTCCAGCAGCGGGTCGGCGTGCGGGTTGCCGTGGATGAAATTCTCCGCGTCAAGGAACCTTGTGAGCGTCATGCGGTGGGTGAGCGTGCAGCCGTTCAGGTCGCCCGCGGCGCGGACAAGCGCCCCCAGGTGCCCCCTTACGTTGGAGACGGTCAGCGTCGGCCTTGGGAGCCGCCCCTGCCCGTCGTACTCGATGCCCTCAATGGCTATCGGGAACGGGCGGTACTCCTGCCCCGGCGCCCAGATTGGTGTCAGGTTCTTGCGGACAAACCGCCCGCCCCAGACCACGGGCAGGCCAAACTCGTTGAGGCCCGGATGGAAATACAGCGTCTCGTCTATCCCCGCCCGCCGCAGGTCTATCTCGTAGAACCGCGCAATGCTGCCGGTCGAGACGTTGGCGATGTCCCTCTCCACGGTGCCCCCGCCTATGCCGCCGTTTGCCTCGCTCATACGCCCATCCTCTGCACGGCGCCCATCAGCGCGTCCCTCTTTATGCCGCCCTGTTCAAGCCCGCCGTTCACGTTCACCATGGCCCCGTCCTCGTCGCCCTCCGGGTTCAGCCCCTCGTCCGGCTCCAGTTCCGCCCTGACCACCCTGTAGCCAACGCCCTCCGTCCAGTCGAAGAACGGCCGGCGCAGGACGATGCCGAGCGCAACCATTACGGACACGTTGGAGGCGGACGCGGCGCAGAACGTCCTTACAAAGCCTGCCGCGTCCATCGCGCCCGTGTTCACCGCCTCGGCGGTCGCGTACAGCACAAAGTGGTTCACGGCGGCCATCCCGGAGCGGTTCACCGCCGCGCCGGAGCCGCGCAGTCTAACGCCGCCCGTGGCCTCCGCCCTGCCAAGGTTGGAAGCCTCCGCCGCGCCCTGGATTATGCGCTGCACGTCCGCCCGCATGGTCTGGACATTGGCCGCAGCAGCCGAACACTGGATTGCCGGTCTCGCCTGTATCGCGCCTGTTGCTGTCATCGCGCCGGAGTTCACGGCCGCGCCGGAGCCGACAAGCGACACCTTGGCAACCGCAGCGGCGGACTGCACGTTGGCCATTGACGTGGACGCGCCCCGCTTCAATTCGCAGGTAGCCGTCATCCTGCCGGAGTTCACCGCCGCAGCCGTCGAGGGGATTGTGCCCCTAGACGTTGCCTCCATCGCGCTCACATTCAGCGCGGCGGCCAAGCCTATCATGGAGAGCGCGGCAACCGCCGTTGCAAGGCTGCTGTTGACGGCCCCTGCGGTTCCCTCCGGCGGCCCGCCGACGACGGGTTCGTCGCCGCCGGCGTTGATGGCGACCGCGTTTATCGCGCTGCCGTTGATGAGGCTCATTTGTCCATCGCCTCCGCGAAGCGGCCGGCGCCAAGGAGGGCGGCGACCGTCACAAAGACCGTCGTCACCATATCCTTGGTGAACGCGCTCATGGGCCGCCAGAAGTCAAGGAAGCACAGCGCGGACACAAGCAGAAGCGCGTACGCAAAGGCGTGGCGGCGGACGCTAGGCTCGCCGTCGCCCTCGCTCAACATGCGCCTGATGTAGTCAATCATTGCGGCACCTCCGCCGCCCTTTTCAGCCAGCCCTTGAGGAACGCCAGTTGGGACGGCTTCCTCTCCACGATGTCCAGGTAGTGCGCCTTGCAGGCCGTGCATAGCTCGGTCAGCAGCACGGCGGGGTCTTTTGCGTTCACGGCCGCCAGCGTCTTGGGCCCGACGACGCCGTCCGCAACGGCCCCCACGGCCCGTTGGAGTATCATCACGGCCGTCGCCGGCCCCATGTTCACCGCCATGTCGAACGCCTTGGTGGCCACGCGGTCGTCGTCTATGCCGTCGAAGCGCCAGTAGTCGGCGCGGTAAATCTCCGCCGCCTTGGCCTGGCTCATGGCCTTCAGCTCGGCCTTGGTGTTTATGCCGTGTTTCTGTGCGGTCTTTAGGGTTATGCCAAAGTTGGTCGCGCCGCCCGGGTCGAGGGGATGGTCTGACCAGCCGCCCTCGTGCCCCAAAACGTACGCAAGAGCCTTCTCAAAGTCGGCCATCACTCGCCCCCCTCGTCATCTTCCGCCTCCGGCGGCGGCGCGAACACGCCGCCCTGCCTTACCCAGCCCTTCTCCACCTCGTCTGGCACAAGGTATGTGTCCGGATCCGGGTTGTCCTTGTCCCACAGCGGCACCCTGGAGAGCGGCAGCACCGCCACCACGGTCTCTTGGCCGCCCGTCGTCTTTGTGCTCGCGTATCTCATGCCCCCCCCTAGTCAAGTTCGATGTCAAGGAACCCGCCCGACGCGCGCGTGAA